GCTGGAGAAGTCACCAAAGGCGTAGTTCCAAATTCTGCTGATGAATTCCACCCAATTGACTCTTTGAAGGCTACATTCTGCCCCCATCCCACATCAACAGTGAAATCCTTGCATTCAGCAATGTCATGAACTGTGGAATAATGAGTGTTGAATTCACTTGTGCTTCCACCTTTCGAAGGATCGTACACTATACGAATGCGACCCTTGTGATACTCACTAGCAACAATCTGGAATCTGAATCTCATTGTGCCTCGCCAGTACTGGAAAGGCATGGCAGCCAATGCACATGCAGGAAAATGCCACTCTTCACCATTCCTCTCTTTAAGACCAGGGTCAACTCGACAATTCCATAAGTGATCACCGGGATCATCAGTTTCAATCCAATTGAATTGATCAATATAAGACTCTCTACCAGCTATAGAAGCTATAGGCAGTTCGTCATCTGGTTGAATTCCGGTCGTTCTCGGGTCAATCGTGAGTTCCTGTTTACTATCAATTGTCACTTTGTGAGCTGACTGCTTCGTGTCCGTCACAGCAAGAGAATGCTTGGCCCTAGGTTCATAGAGTTCATAGTTGAGATTGTTGGGGGCTGACAAACCAAACATCTTTGCTATACTAGCAAGTGCAGTTGCCCCTATCTCAGTAGCCTTAGCATATGGTCCAATGGTGGGAACATTTGATAAAGATCCGGCGAATCGCGCCACATTAGATGCAGGTCGCGAAATTATGTTCTTGTCATGTTCGTCAGATCCCGATTCTGGTTCTGTTCCGTACTCTGGCACAGGGAACTCTCTCGTGGGAATAGATAGCTTCACATCCTCTGCCCATGCCATGACATTGATATTGATCTTGTCAGTGCCTGCATTGGCATGCTGCAAAATCGTGAAGGATGAGATAACAAGCTCACCCATATCCCTCCATTCCTTAGAGGGAATGATCAGATTATTCGATGGCCAGAAGAATGGCAACTCAAGTGTACCACCTTGAGAGGTGGTTGGATTGAGATAAACGTGCATTCTCTGAGAACCTCTCACTCTATCTGATGGGACCCAATCTCGAGTAGGCGATGTTCTATCAAAAGCAACAAGTGGTTCGTATGCTGCTATAGCTCTTCCATAATAGAACGCATTCCCATTGATGAGAATCTTGACGTGCAATTTACATCTCAACAAATGGAAATTTTTGACCTTCTCAAGATTTCTAGGATTTTCCCAGAACTCTTTCCAGGGATTGAGTCTTTGAAAAATGGGATTATC